TTAGTTGGGATTATACTCGTACTTCTTCATCCACTCTTCAGCCAAAGCAGGACTCTTGGGCACACCTTCGCCATTCTCGTAGCAAATGGAGAGAGCATACTGGGCACTGGAATTGCCTTGTTCAGCAGACTTTTGGAACCATTCGGCAGCCTTCTTAAAGTCCTTCTTCACGCCTTCACCATAATAGTAGCACGAACCCAGATTGAACTGAGCATCGGCAAAACCTTTTTCCGCTGCGGGACGATACCACTCGAAGGCCTTTTCCTTATTGGGTTCCACACCACGACCATTGGCGTAGCAAATTCCGATTTCGTTCTGAGCTTCCACCACTCCTTGTTCGGCAGCTTTCTCATACCAGAAGGCCATCTTCTTCTCACTCTTCTCCACACCTTTTCCCTCTCTGTACATTTCTGCCAAACGATACTGAATATCAGCCACTCGCTCATCTTCCACACCTGATTCACCAATCTTCTCGAGCATCTGCAGATAGAGTTTATCACTCTTTTCCACACCCAATCCATCGTGGTAGCATTCAGCCATTTTCAACTGCGAATCGAGATTGCCCTGAGCAGCAGCCTTTTCGTACCACATAAAAGCACGAGCAAAGTCGCGTTCTGTGCCTTTACCATAAAAGTAGCAATCGCCCACAGTCCGCTGAGCGTCCACATCACCTTGAGCAGCCGACTTCAGCGCAATCTTGAGGGACGAAGCATTCACCTCAGTAGCACCTTTGCCTGCCGATGACATAGCAGAACCAATGTTGATACGCAGGTTACTTTTGTGACCTTGTTGAGCGCTGGCGCTAACAGCCAACATAAACATAAAAATGGAAACAAAGTACTTCATAGGCACAGATTTAAAACACTGAAGTGACTCCGGTGGGATTCTAACCCACGACCTTCAGAACCGGAAACAAAGTGGATAGATGAGCGAAGATGCGGATTATTATTGAAATTTTAGTGGGGTTTAAATGGTAAAATTATATAGGTTGCGGTATATTTGCGGACGTTGCGTTTATTTTTTACAAATATTGGAAGGAATGAATCAAGCTTTGTTGGTGCAAAATTATTAAAAAAAATGAAGTTAAAAAAATATTCCTTTCTTTTTTCTTTTTTTTTGTTTTTATATATATGGTTATATATAGGTATGCTATAACTTTAGTTATAACATAGCTATATTAACCTTTATTAGCTATAATTCGCCATAGGCATCGCTATAGCGTTGCTATGGCAGTGTTATAGCAGTGCTATGCCGACGCTATTACACGAATTAAAAGAAGGCGACCTTCACAGGCAGCCTTCTTTCCATTAACCTTAAACAATGAAAAACAACCATGAAAATCCAAATCTTACCCAACTTGAGGTTGTTCTAAAATAGACGTTTTTAGATGTTGATTGCGATTATTCATTTAGATTGGCGAGTCGCACGAGCATGTCTTCTATTGTCTCCTGTGCTTCCTGAGTCATGTCGAGTGCGATGGTCTGCGGTTTGGGCACGACGAAGCCCGCCATCTTGATAATTACGTCAAAGCGTTCTTTTGGTTCCAGCCCTTTTAAGTCTTCGCTGAAGAGTTTGGAATTGAAATAGTCTGAGACAATCTCGTTGATGACAGTCTTGATTGTATTGGTGGCCTTGTTCGGCGTACCTTTTTGTCTTCCTCCTGTTTTTTTACCTTTCACAATTTAAACATTTAAAATGTATGCGCAAAGATAATGTATTATAATTGCACCACGATTTTAAATGTTTAAAAGTATGATAGGAAGCGCAATTAGTGCTGGACTTGGTGCTGCAGCCTCTATTTTCGGTGGTATCATGAGCGGCAAGGCCATGAGAAATGTTCGAAAGAACTTGGAGAAACAAAGACAGGAGAACAAAGATTGGTACACAAGGCGGTACAATGAAGATGCGACGCAGCGTGCAGATGCGCAACGCTTGCTTGCGATGACTGAGGAGAGTATCAAGAACAGGAACCGTCAGGCAGCGGCCACTCAGGATGTAATGGGTGGCACGGATGAAAGCGTGCAGTCTGCCATGCAGGCCAATAGCGAAGCTCTGGCGAATGCCACAAGTCAGATTGCTGCAAATGCCGACGCTCGTAAGGATGCCATTGAGCAGCAGTACATGGCAAAGGATGATGCCTTACAGGACAAACTGAACAATATGGAGATGCAGAAGGCGCAGAATATTGCACAGGCAGCTCAGGGTGTAGCCTCAGCCGCTGGGAATGCAGGTGCGGCTATCGACGCACAAAAAGGTGCTGCGCTTGACAGGGAAGCCTTGAAGGGAATATTCGGTGGCTAAGCAACAAATTTTTATGGTTAAGGAACGAACAAGAGTTGTGTCGCTGACATTTAAGCGTAGCGAGTTGTTGTATGACATCAAGAACTATGCTTATGTGGAAGGCGACGTAATGAAGACAGGCCAGGAGCACGACCGCCATCAAGTGATGGACATTGGCGAAGACGGTAATATAGACCGTGTCACTCGTATGCTTGACTTGGCTTTTGCTCATTGTGTGGAAGAGTGTTATCCCTACACAAAGATTCCCGTGTCAGAAGAGCAAACTGGAACAGGACAAGATGGATATGACATGGTGACCGACGACGAGCTGAAGGAGTCTGACAGCTATGTAATGAGACTGTTGCTTCCTGATGATTTTTCGCAGACTACAGTAACATTACTCGCTCGGCTTGTTCATGAATTGTTGGTGTGTACCGTGATGGCCGACTGGCTAAGTATTACCTATCCTGAAAAGGCAGAAACATGGTCTGTCAAGGCTGAGGCAGCAGAGACAGAAATGAGAGCTATGCTAAATGCGCGATGTGGGCGTATCAGGCGTACGCAGTCGCCTTTTTAGCTTAAAACATATTTCGTTATGGCTACAAAGAAGGAAGATTTGATAGATAAGATTGCCGGACTTGGTAATGAAGGCTCAGGACAAGGCGGCAGTAATGCTCACGCAGAAAAGAGGGAAGGTCTTATAAACAAGATAAATAGCAATCTTGACGGAGGCTATGAAGGTTTGCTTCAAGAAACTAAGCGAGCCGTCGAATCAGATAAAAGGCCGACGAGCGCACTGCGCCTTGTTGATGGAATGAGCGATGCGACAAAGGGAACCATGGAGCGTGCCCAGGAAAAGCAGAAGGAGCAAAAGTCAGCCGATGCAGTTAAGGGTCAGGAACAAGAACACCGCATATCGATGGATAAACTCATGGAGATTCTATCAAAGCGGACGTTGCTAAACGAAGCCCAGCAGGAAATGGAAGACAAGCGCAGGAAGCGTGAGGCTATCTTCTCGGCTATTGGTGACGGTATCAGTTCCCTTTCTAATCTAATCACGGCGAGCAAAGGTGCACCCAATGTTTTTAATCCACAGGAAAGCCTCAGTGAGAAATCCCGTAAGCGTTGGGATGAGTTGAACAAGGAACGCGAATCGCGTCTTGCAAGATATCAGAATGCGGCTTTGAACATGTATAAATTGCAGAACGAAAGTGACAAGTGGAAAGCATTGAAGGAATATCGTATGCAGGAACTGGAGCGTCAGCGTAAGGATGCAGAAACGCGTGCCAAGAATGCAGCCACGAGGCAGAGAGAGGCAGATTCGCGACAGTTCAAGGCTGAAACAGAACGCGACTACAAGGAGGCTACAGTTAAGCTGAAGGAAATATGGCTTGACATTCAGAAAGACCTTGCCGACGGAAAGATTAACCTCATGCAGGCACAAGCACGTTGGAGCGATGCAAAAGCTGCCCACGAGAGAGTAAAGGCTCAAAATGACCAGTCCGGATATACTACTACGACAAATGACACCGACGATTTTGGTGTGCCCAGAACGAAAACGGTAATCAAAACGCCGAATAGGCCCAGTGGTGCAACTGAGAAAAGAAATAATCCTATGGGTGGAGGAAAAAAACAAAACCCTATGTCATAATATAATTGTCAGATGAACGACGATAATAAGAAAAAGTTGTATGATGCCCTGTCTGCAGAGTACGACATGGGGACGTTTGAGCAGTTCTCGAAAGATATTCAAGACGAGGATAAGCGTCAGAAGTTATATGATGCCATCAAAGGCGAGTACGACCTTCCAGATTTTGACGGTTTCTCCCAACAACTTGGGTTTGGTGCGCCTGATGAAATTAGCAGTGACCCGTCAGGCTTTGAGTTTACGGAAAGTGAAATCCGTGACATGGATGATGATATTGTCCAAAAACCAAAGGGTGTTACGCCGATAAATAAGGAAGCTGGCGCGCAAGCGATGGAAAATGTCCGTAATATCGTCGAACAGTCGAAACAGAATGTCCGACGCACGCTAAATCAAATTGACTACACGAAGGGGAACAGAGGCATCCAAGTAAAACCCATCAAGTTTGGTGAGAACCGTCATGTGGTAGAGCGTGAGGCTATAAATCCCGAAACTGGGAAAATAGAGAAAACATACTTGACAGAGAGTGGCAATGAGTTTGGCGAGAACCAGCGTGCCCTTGCAAACCTTGAACAGAACACGGTTGACGAATATAAGTTCAGCCAGAGCCTTGATGGGCAGCTTCGCGATGCCAATGCAGAGTTGGAACGGTTGAAAGAGGAATACAATCGTGCTCAGCAGGATTTAGGCAAGACGCAAAAAATAGACATGCAGGGCAACATCATCGGCATTTCGGATGAGGTTGCACATGCCGATGCGGCACATCGCGCATCGGCCATAAGGTCGGCTATACGCATGCAGGAACGCAGGATTGCTACCCTTAACGAAGTAAAGAAGCAACGCAATGCAAGCGGCTTTGGGAAACGTGCTTTTGCATTTGGGCGTGGCCTGCGCGATACGACTACCGACCCTGACACTTGGCTTTTTGGCCTACCTGGACTTCTTGACTCTGCAGGACTGCTTCACATCTACCAGAAACAGCAAGCCGGAAAGGCTTTAACCAAAGAGGAAAAAAGCCTTTTGGATGCTTATATGTCCCTGTCAAATGCGCAAGGCATGTTTGGCGATGAAATAAGTTCGTCTTACCGATATGGTGGAATTACTGGTCAAGCCCTTCCTTTTATCGCGGAGTTCTACCTGACTGGAGGTGGATTTAAGGCTATCGGAGAAGGCTTATCTGGCGCATTGGAAAAAGGTTTTGCCAACAAAATCAAGAACGACGCGGCACGCTGGATGGTAAAAAAGACTGGTGTGCTTGTAAGCGATGTTGCTCGTGCTACTGCAATGGCCAATACTACGGGTGCTGCCAAGGTTGCATCAGGCGTTATAAATCGTCACATTGGCGATGTATATGTTGACGATAATGGCAAATATAAATTCAGCGACGGTAAGAGTTGGGGACGCTCAACATACGAAGAAGAAGCCGCACAGACATTGGAATACTTCACCGAAATGGTTGGCGGGCACCTACATCTTGGCAATTGGCTTGCCGCAGGTGCAGATAAGATAGGACTCGCTCGTCTTTCTAAAGCGTTGACATATCTTGCAAACAACAGTTCTCTCGAGTATGTTGGTGTGCAAGATTTCCCTTCGGAGGTCATGGAGGAAGAGATAAACATGGTCCTCAATGCCATAATGGTAGGAGACAACAATTTCAGTACTGGTCCATTGAAGGAACTTGCCAACAGGTGGTTTGGCGCGGACTTCAAGGTGGATAAGAATAGTGAAGAGTATCGAAATTCCATATTCAATCCTGACGCACAGGGAGACATTATCGGCGGTATGTTCTGGAGTATAGGCATGATGAATGCTCCTAAGTATATCCAAAGCGGTTACTATTACGGACAATCAAAGCGTTATGAGCATAAGGTGGACATTGCGAACAATGTAGCGTCTTCCAGACTTACGCCCGAGAAGTGGGAACCTCTTCGCGAGAAGATTGACGGTACGACCAATGATGAGATGGGAGTCCTAATGAACGATATTCTTCGCGATTCGGAGTTGAACAACCAAGAGAAGAAGGCTGTTTTGGACTACATTGGAAGTTCCGTCACCTTGCGTGGATATAATACGGCTTTGATGGCCTACTTCAAGAATGACACGGAGCCAGACGAAAAGAAGGAACTCGCACAGGAGTTGGGTCAATCGCAAATGGAAGGCTATGAAGCCACTGATGCAGATGATATGCAAGATGTGCAGAACCTTATGGAGATGCGCAGGGAGGAGCTATTGGGTGTTGTTGACGAGGAAACAGTTGCTCGGCTTGATGAAGACCCTATCGGTACGCTGAGCAGTATGATTGGCGAAGATACAGATGTATTCAGGCAGAAGGCCATTGAATATGTGAATGCGAAAGCAGCATACGACGGTATGATACAGCGCGTATCTGACGACATTGATACTCGTATAAAAATGTCCGAGGAGGAAATTGACGGACGTGTTAACCGTGCAAGTGGACAGATACATCCTGCTGTAATGAAAGACGGCGACCGTCGCGTGTATATAGTTGACGGCAAGGCAGTGATGACCGAAGACGAAGAGATGGTTGATTACCTGAAGAGCGATGAGAGTCTTATTGTCCGCGATGCAGAAAGCGGCAAGATTGAATTTATCGACCCGCATGATTTGTTGACCATAGATGAGTCAGTAAATCCCGAGCAGGAGAAGATTGAAGTTGCCCAGAACATCCGTGATGAATATGCCCAGCGCGAAGTCGATAAGATGAATGGCACGCTTGCCATGGCTCAAGGAGACTCATACGACCTCATTGACGATGAGGGTAAGCAGCATCACATAGAAATTGTCGCAGATAACGGCAATGGTACTGTTACCGCTATGGTTGACGGGGTTGCGCAGGAGGCGTTCCCCACGGAGGTCATTCAGGGGATGGCAGATTTCACCAATAAAGCGAGGTTGGCCGAAAAAATGGCAGCAGCAGAAGAAGAAACGCACGAGGTAGAGGAATCTGTTGGAGAAGGCGAAACGCCTTCCGCTAAAGAGGAAGCAGCAAAAGAGGAGGCTGCGGAGGGAACCGATATGGCAACGCGGTCCGTTGATGCTTCCCCTTCTACCTCTATGCCTATGATTGGTGAGGAGCCCGACTTTGCCAACACCACCCCAGAACGTGGGCATAAGTATGTTTATGAAGAAGCGGGTTTGTCTCACGATGAGGCCAACCAATTTATTGAGGCCAATAAGAAGGCGGCTGATGAGGCTTTGGGAAGGGCAATGAATGCAAAGCCGAAGATGGGCACAAGCCTTGCGAAGTGGAACAGGGACAAAGCGGCCTGGGAAGAGAAGGTGAACGTTGCTCAGGTTGCAGCGGATTACTGGAATAGAGTATCGGAAATAGAGTCTGCGTTACAGGTGGAGCGTGACAAGCAAGCGCGCCTCAAGCTATTGGAAACAGAAGATGGTCGTGCACAAATGCTGAGTGCAGCAAGTAACGATGCAGACGGTAAGGAGTGGCGCCAAGTAATGAACAATACTTATGGCTACCTCCGTGGTACAGAAGGTGTGGATGGTGACCACATTGATGTATTTTTGTCTGACCATCTTGATGACTGGAACGGTACAGTCTATGTCGTTGACCAGGTTGACGAATCAGGAAACTTTGACGAGCATAAGGTTATGTACGGCTTCAACAGTATGGATGAGGCCGAGGATGCCTATTTGTCGAACTATGAGGATGGCTGGCAGGGGCTTGGAGCCATCACGGGCGTAAGCAAGGAGGAGTTCAAAAAGTGGGTCGACAGCAGCCACCGTAAGACGAAGCCATTTGCAGAATATAAGAGCGTGAGGGCGAGTGAAGAACAGAACGAGGGGAATAACGGCGTTGCAATGCCATTGCAACAAACTGAAGAAGCTGAAAAGGCTGGGGCGGAAGTTCCTGCGGAGAGGCCGTCAAGCAACGGAAAAGAAAACGAGGATGTTTTTTCTCAAGCAGAACGTATCGCGCGTGAATACGAAGTGAGGCGCACTGCAGCGCACTTCCCCGAAGAAACGCCCGAGGAGGCCGCGGCCTTTGACAAGCGCGTGCCTGACATGAGCGACGAGGAGTTGCTGGCGTATATGGAAGAAGACGGTCACGGCGATGTGAACAAAGCACACCACCCACTTGTGTATGACGAGTATGACGCACGGCACGATGAGGAATACACAGCGTATGTGCACCAGACGGATGAAGCCATCGAAGATATTCTCAGTGGTGCGGAGTCTTCTTCGGGTCCGGTGGCCTCTCAGGAAGAGACAGATGCCATACAGCGCATAGCGGATATGCTGGACGAAGCCGAACGCCGTTGGGCGGATGGCGGCAGTCGGAGTGACGAGCGCACGGCCCTGATGGCTCAGATGGACACGCTAAATGAATGGTTGGACAGGAATGTCCGAGAGCAGCGTGTTGACGAAGAGGCAAGACGTAAGCATGTCCAGAATGAGATTATCCAGCAGACGAACCCGATGCTTGACAACATCCACACGGGCATTCGCTCCGTGGATGACATCAAGACCTTCGAGGAAGCCTATGAGGAGGGAAAGAGAAACGGAGAGGAAGGCGGCTGGGAGGAATTGGCCTCCTATCCTGACATTACCAATGAGATGATAGAAGAGGCTCGCAGGACGGGAAGAATAACCGTCTACAGCAGCTATCCCATCAAGAATGGGGTCTTTGTCACACCATCCCGTATGCAGGCAAAGGACTACGCCGGAGAGGGTAAGGTGTATTCCAAGGAAGTGCCTGTCGAGGATGTCGCATGGATAGACCTCGACGAAGGGCAGTACGCGAAGGTGGAAGAAACAGAAGATGCAAAGGGTGTCAGCACGTCGTTGAATAAGGCCGAGACAGCCCTTCGCAACGCTGTTGCCAAAGTGCTTAACAAGATGGGGATAAAGACGCATCTTGACGAGAAGGCACAGAGGATATTGGATATAGCAAATGACACGGAATTGATGGGTACAAAAAAATCAGTCTCAGAGCCCGCAGTAGGTGAAGAATCACCGTTAAAAGCCGCAGTCATCTCGGAAACTGATGTTGCAAAGGTAGCAAAAGAACTCGAAACTACCATAAAAAAATCCGAAAATCTTACTAATGAGCAGAAAAAACACTTCATCGCAGATATTGCAAAGGCGTTAGGGGCAAAACAGGACGGTTCAAAGAGTGAGTATGTAACAATTGAGACAAAGAACGGGGAAGTTACACTCAGACTTGCCGACCATAACACCAAAGTAAGCAACTTTGACAACAGAGGGGAGTCCGAAGGTATCAGTATTGTAATATCCCGTAAGCCTAATAAGGGTGTTGAAAATGATGGAAACGCGCATGTCGTCGAGTTCTTTTACAAAGATAAAGATTTGAGAAATTCAGACGATAAACCCTATGCACAAATAGCACGGTCAATCCAGCAAGTATTATATAGCGGTGAGTACAAAGACACAACGGGTTTGACGAAGCCAGAAGAGGTGAACGCGTTGAAGTTTTTCCGTACAAAGGACGGGCAGGCTTACGGATTCACATTGAATGGTGAGATATACCTCGACCCGCGTATTGCCACAGCTGAAACGCCCATACACGAGTACGGTCATTTGTGGGGCGAAGCCTTGCGCGAGGTAAACCAGAAGGCGTGGGAACAACTCAAAAAGGAGATGTTCGGACAAAAGGACGTGCTGGACTATGTGCAGAGTCTCTATCCCGAATTGAAGGGCGACGAACTTGCGGAGGAAGTGTTTACGCACTTCGCAGGTAAGAGAGGAGCAGAACGTCTGAGGACAGAGCAAGAACGGCTGCTGAAAGAGAACGGTACGGACACCCTGAAGCAGTCGCGTATCATAACGATGTTCAACGACCTTCGCAATATGCTCAGTGCGTTCTGGGAAAAGGCGAGAGATTTGTTTGCTGGCAAGGTGGAGGGTATAGAGAATGTGACGGGCGAGCAATTTGCCGACATGATGCTCTCCGACCTCATGGGCGGCTTCAACCCGAACGAAGCGATGGCTGATGCTACGGAGAAAGCGGATGGGAGAATAAAGGAGCAGAGGGAAGCCGACGAAAACATCCGCTTCCGTACAGAGGATGCCCCCGTATTCGTCAGCAATGCGCGTCGCGCCGTGGAAGGCATCAAGCAGGAGAAGGCAACCCTGGAGCAATGGCTGGCCATGATTGAGAAGAATGGTGGGCTGAAGGCTGGAGAAGACAAGTGGCTGGGGCTGAGCGACTGGCTGAAGGAGAAGGAAGCCGCAGCTAAAGCTGACGGCCACAGGACGCTGACGAAACAGGAAGTGCTGGACTTCATCAGGGAGAACCAGATAGAGGTGCTGGAGGTGGAGTACACCGAGCATCCGGCAGGCTTTGAAGAACTGAAAAAGGAGTACGACGGCTGGCTGCGTGAGGAAGGTTACGATTACGCACAGGAGCAACTGCGTGAGCGTTTCGGGGATGACGCTGAGATTGCCTTTGATGATGTCGGAGATGAACTGGTTATCAGCAACGGTGATGCAGCCTCAGTCTTGTTGGGGAGCGAGAAACCCATCAACGAAACACGTCTTGACTACACCACTGAAGGGCTGGAGAACAAAAAGGAGATAGCCCTGACGGTGCCGTCCGTAGAGTCGTGGAACGAGGATGACGAGATTCACTTCGGCGATGCTGACAATGGAACGGCTGTTGCTTGGGTTCGCTTTGGAGAGACGAGAGACAAGGACGGAAAGCGCGTGCTGGTCATCGACGAGATACAGAGCAAGCGGCATCAGGAAGGACGTGAGAAGGGCTATAGGACCGCCGAGGCTGTGGCCGAAGAGGAGAGGCTGGGCGATGCGGTGAACGAGGCCCAGGAGGCTTACGACGGCTACACGCGCAAGATGGGTGAGAAGTACAACGGGGCCTACGAGGACATCTACGCCGACATGACAGACGGGGAACGTGCGGAGGCCGACCGCCTGGAGCAGGAGGTGTATGATGCAAGCGAGCGTCTGCAGAACCACGACGTGTCAGGCATTCCCGACGCTCCGTTTGAGAAGAACTGGCACGAACTGGCGATGAAGCGTATGCTGAGGTATGCCGCGGAGAACGGCTTTGACAAGGTGGCGTGGACGACTGGCGAGCAGCAGGCGGAGCGGTATAATATCGGTGATGTGGTGGAGCGAATCATATCATACGACTTCCCTGAAACTGCGGATGCCGACGGGCGGAAGAGCAAGAAGATAGAAATCCGCCTGAAGAATAGCGAAACGATGACCATGCGCGTTGGCCAGAACGGCAAGGTGATAGAGGGCCGTAGCGACACGGAGGGCAAGACGCTGTCGGACGTGGTCGGCAAGGAACTTGCCAGAAGCATCCTGAACGGCGAAGGACGCGACGGTTCCATCTATGATGCCAACAGAGACATTCCTGCCAAGGTCATCGATGGCGAGGGCCTGCGTATCGGCGGTGAGGGGATGAAGGGTTTCTACGACGAGATGCTGCCCCGTTTCATGAACAAGTACGGAAAGAAGTGGGGCGTGAAGGTTGGAGTGACGCACCTTGATGGGCTTAGTGGGGCTAATGGGCTTGACATGTGGAGCGTGGATGTCACGCCGGAGATGAGGGAGAGCGTGATGCAGGGTCAGGTGATGTTCCGGGAAGGTGATTCTGCAATGACATCGCAGGAAACGGAAGAAGAGCTTGACCGGGAGTACATGGATGCCCTGAACGTCGTGGAGAAGCCTGCGCGGATTGAGAAACTGCGGAAGAGCGAGCCTGTTAAGGTATCTTTCTCTAATGATTATCCACTTGAACGTGGGGCGGCTAAAAAATGGGCGAAAGGAAACATCAAGGGCGCATATACCAACGCTGACACAAAAGAGGAAATAAGCGTTTCTAATGTAAGCATCGACAAAGTAACCTCACATGGTGAACGTGAAGAGGCGCATTTGAAGTCTATCAAGGCTATTCCGCAAATGATAGAGCGCTCGATTTTCATTGATGAAGTAGGAAACGAGAAAGAGAATGGTAGGTACAACAGCTATAGGTATTATGTATGTGGCCTTACCATAGACGGACAGCCTTATACCGCTAAAGTTGTTGTTGGGGTTAAGAATGGTCGTCGATACTATGACCACGAACTTACACAAATAGAAAAAGGAGAATTGATAGACGGCCTTAACGGGATAGCAAAACCCGTAGCCGAGAACAACTCTCCTATTTCTGAGTACAAAGATAAGCGTTTACTTTCACTTCTGCAAACAAATGGCGAGGAAATTTCGCGTGCGGAGGAAAAAATGCGCAGTGTGCTTGATGAAATGGCACGCAGGAGGGGGTATACGAGCAGCAGCGACTATCAAGGTTCGCTGGCCTTCAACGGTGCGGCTCCATCGCGGAATGCCTATTTCGATACGAAGGAGGAACGCAAGGCGGCTTTCGAGGACGGTAGCTTTGAGGGGGACTACTCCCTTGGCGACTTTGTGGACAGCGGCCTTGACAATAATGACTTGGAGTGGCAGATTGAGAATCCCATTCCGGCATCGGCACGCGACCGCGCCACGCTGTCCTCCCTGAGGAACCTGAGGGATGTCGTAAAGGGGAAGAAGCGCACGATAAAGATGTACCGTGCCGTGGATGCCTCGGTGAAGGAGGATTCGTTCCGTAACGGTGACTGGGTGACCCCGAGCCGCGAGTATGCAGAACAGCACATCGGGCTTCAGGACTGGAAGGAGGGTCGCATCATCGAGCAGGAGGTTTCCATCGACGATATTTGGTGGAACGGCGACGACATCAACGAATGGGGGTACGACGACGGAAAAGGGTATGCCTACAAGAACACGGAGAACAACCGCAAGCTGACCGACCTTGTCACGAGAGACGAAGCGGGGAACGTGATACCTCCGAGCAAACGCTTCGACGAGGGGAAGCAGGATGTGATGTTCCGCGAGAGTGAGGACGCAATGCTTGACAGGCTCGTCGATGAGATGGGGTATTTCGCAGCCCTTGCACGCAAGACAATGAAGGGCGGCGGTTACTCGAAGGCCCAGCGAGAGACTTATGCGAGGGCAGAGTGGCGCAGGGCACACAGGAACACCAAGGACCTGACGGAGAAACTGCATATTGCGGATGACATCGTGGTAGTGGATAGCGCAGACCAGATACCTGCAGGCGTGCCCATGTCGGCCAAGAAGCGCGAGGCTAAGGGTTGGTACGACACAAAGACGGGAAAGATATATGTCATACTTGGCAATCATCTCAACAGTGCAGACGTGATGCAGACATTGCTTCACGAAGCGGTGGCTCACTACGGTTTGAGGAGATTGTTCGGCAGTCATTTCGACACGTTCCTTGACAGCGTGCTCGACAACGTCACACCTGAGATTCGTCAAAAGATTCTCGACAACGCGGCGAAGAACAAATGGAGTACGCGCGAGTCCGTGGAGGAATATCTTGCCGGTCTTGCTGAGGATGGTTCCTTCACGGAATTCGGCAAGATGGGTATCTGGGACAAGATTAAGAACTTGTTCAAAGAGATGCTTCGAGACCTCGGTCTCGGTCAGTATTACGGCGAGTTGTCGGATAATGAGCTTCGCTACATCTTGTGGCGCAGCTACAAGCACCTTGAAGAACCCGAGTATTACAAGAGCGTGTTCGGCTTGGCAGAGGATATAGCCATGCAATACTCTCTTGCAGTGGGGAACTACGGCAAACGAAATGTTGATAATATAATATCAAGCGGCCGTATCGATATGAGCGGATGGGGAAGTGAGGTTGCTGACGGAGACCGCTTCCGCGCGTCGCAGGAAATTGACCTTTACGACAAGGACGGGGTAAATAAATTTCTTTCCGATATTGCTAAGCAACACCCCATAAAAGGAGGAAGCATTTGGCAACCTGTACATGACGATGCGGATATTGAGGCAATAGCAAGCCTAATACCAGACAGGGCCGCGAAATCCCTGCGTGAGGCATTCGGCTCGGAACTTGAGTTGGGATATTATTCACCTGCATTAGATGTTATGTTCATCTTCCCGCAAAAGTGTGGTAGCTTTAAAAAGTTGGAAGAGGTGTTCTGGCATGAGAGGATTCATAAGATTGCCGAACGAATAGTTCCAGAAGAGCGCGCAAAGATGCTGGAATACATAAAGAAAAATAATCCTAAGAAATACAATTTTATCGTTAATAATTATGAGGAGAGCGAACGAGGAAAGGAGGCTGTAGCGTATTTTGTTAGCGACTATGTAAAGAATGGGGGTATAGACAGTTTCCTGTCAGAAGATTTTGCCAGTTTACCAGAAATTAGTACTTTAGCAGCGTTAATTCAAAATTCAATACAAAATGAAAGAGAGAGAAGGACAGGACTTTACAATTCGAATCGACCGAACTCCCTATACGAAGGAGGAAATGGAGAAGGCACAGGAAGGCCTTCGGGAACTCCAGGCAGAGCGCGAGAAAAAGATGAAGGAGCGCGAAATTCCGCGTTAAATTATGACGGAATCCAAGAAGGCGAAGAAGAATCCTTTGATTCAGGTAGGCTTCGTTTTGAAGAAAGTATTACCAAGGCCCTTCTTTCCTTAGCCTCCAAGAACAAACAAAATTTAGAGGTGCGTATGAATGCCATTCGTGCGCTTGGCGGCAATTTGCAGATATTGCGCAGCGCAATGGCCAGACAACGCGAGTATGACCGTAGCACGGTGAACATGATAGTTCGCCTTGCCCGTATGCTTATTGACAGTGGTTTTGTTGGAGAAATGACTCCCACTGAGGTCAAGCGCCTTTTGGCTATGGTGAACAACTCTGCTGGTAGAGAAGATATTTCGGGTCAGGCTGAAAAAATAGTTGAGTTAATCACCAGTCACCAGTTACGCCAATGCCGTGACATTCTGAACAAGCAGATAAGCATTCGCGGTGCCAAGGTAAGCCAAAGCGGCGTGGAGGTTCAGGGCAAACTTGACCTTGAAGGGCAACGCATGGTTGCGACTCTTAAGGAGGCTATGACTCTTGACGAGAAATCTTTGAATGAGAGACTCGGCGAAACTTTGGAGCGTATGGGAGAAGGCGGTACGGTTGGTGAAAAGAATGCGGCGATAGAGTATCAGGGGTTGTTGCTTGGCAAACAGTTCCTTGATGATATTAAAGGAAGCGAAGCGGAAGAAAAGAACCTTAAGCACGAATTGGAAGTTGCCTCAGAAGATTGGAAGTCTGGCGGTAGTACATTTAGGGACTATTCCGCTTACAAGGAATATGTTGCCTCTGTAAACGACGCAATCAGGCAGAATCGCTTGGAGCGCATCGAAGCCTACCATCGTCTATATACATCCATTGCCGATGGTCTGCGCGGCAGCATTGAAAAGGCTCGTGATTTCCGCGAACGTGAAACGGCACGTGCCAACGAGATTCGCCACAATGCCAACAGTGACCTTGAAGGCGTGTCGAGAAGCGAGCATAGTACACAGAAATGGCGGGAAAGTGCCGCAAACTGGGGTTTTGTCCGTGCGCTGATGAAACCCATGGCCACCTTTGACGAAATGCTTCGCTTCTTCGGCAGTAAGAGTGTCGATGGGCGCGGCTATTTATGGAACCGTTTCTTTAGAGACGGCTTTGTCAAGTCGAATGATACGGCGTGGAGAAACCTGATGAAAGACCACGAAGAGTTGGATGCTAAGGTGAGAGAAATTTTTGGTCGCCGTACCTCTGCAACATATACAACAAAGGATGGGAAAGAAAAGGAACTCCCAAAGGTTCGTCGTTGGAGCGATTTATTTGGTTTGGAGCGCGAGATGCCCACCATGACTCTTACAATCAAAGATGCAGGCGAGGATGTAAACTACGAGTTGTCGCAAGGCAATTTGCTTTACATCTACATGGTGGATAAGATGAGCGATGGCAGGATGAAACTTCGCAAGATGGGCATTACAGAAGAAGACGTTGAGGGTGTGAAGGATTTCCTTGACCCAAGGTTTATTGAGTTGGCAGACTGGATGCAAAATGAATTTCTGGTCAAGAAGCGTGAAGACTACAATATTGTGCATGAGCGTCTGTTTGGTGCCCCCATGGCCTCAATAGACAATTATTTCCCACTGAAGATAAACTCTCGCAGTAGGGGACAGGAAGTTGACCCGACAGCCTATTCACAAGACGGTGAAACGAAACCTTCTGATATTACAGGCGCGATTGTCAAGCGTAAACGTAACTCCATCCCACTTGACATCACTCACGCAGACGCATTTGATGTTATGCTGGAGCACCTTCAGCAGATGGAACACTGGGCAGCCTTTGCAGAGATGAATCATGATTTGAAGACGTTGCTCTCCTATAAAGTATTCCGCAATCGCGTGAAGAATATGAGCAGCATGCGTCTTGGCAGCGGTGAAACATTATGGAAGAATTTCGAGACAGTATGCGCTATCGCTGCAGGCGTATATCATCCGAAGGTTGACAAGGATAGCATTGATTCCACCGTCGTTAACCTTGCAAAGGGTGTGACAGCCGCAAAGATTTCGTTGCGTTTGTTTACCGCATTCAAGCAGTTGCTGAGTTATCCTGCCTACGGAAGTGAAGCAAGTATTGTAGAACTTGTCAAGACGACCAACCCATACGGTGCGTACAAGGCATGGAACTGGGCTATTGAGAACCTTCCCGGTTTTGCTGAGCGCTGGCAAAGCAGGCAAGCAGGTGACAGCAGACTGAAACAGACAGATAGCGACTGGCAATTGTGGCGCAGCCAAATGGTAGAAAAATTTTCCCGTATTGGCATGTCCCCTAATGCTTTTGTAGATGCCTTGACCGTAGTCATGGGTGCCAAGGCCATTTACGAGACGAAGCTAAAGCGGTATAAGAAAGATGGCTATGCCGGCGATGTTGCAAAGGAACGTGCTCTACGTGAAGCCTCAATTGCATATAATGAGACGCAACAGAGCAGCGAGAATGGATATCTTAGCGCTATGCAGTTGGACCGCACCGTGGCCAGCGTAGCCTTAACGGTGTTCCGCAATTCCTCTATGGGTTATCAGCGTCGTTTCTTGCGTTCCCTTGTCAATTTAAAGCGAAAGGCGAGAAAGGGCTACAGGAAAGAATCCATTGAGTTTATGACGAAGCAGTTGGTTCGTGACGGCCTGACGGAAGAGCAAGCCAAGCGTGCGGCAGAACGAGCCTACCGTAGAAGTTGGGTTGAAGATATCGCCAATGTACTTATCTTCGGCTATGGCATACAATTTGCGTGGAATCTAGGTGCTTATCTTCCTTATCTGATATTTGGAGACGACGATGACAAGAAGAAAGAATTTGTCGATGATGTCTTTATCCATTCTTTTGCCGGTGGAATAGAAGGCCTTAGCGGAGGTAGTGTAATGAGTGACCTTGCAAACATGGGATTGCAGTATGTCGTGAGCGATGATGAAAAGACGTTGAAGACTCTTAGTCAGAAAGCCTCGAACTACGAGTTTAACCTCTTGCCTCTGATGAGTGATTTGCAGACAACATTGCGTCATTTTGCCAATGATAATGTGGCAGGTTGGAATGACATTCTTAATCTGCTTATCCAAAGTGGTTTTGGCTTGAATCCTCAAACACTCACTGATATGTGTCTTGCCATTGACGACGCTGTAAACGGCGATTTGGAAAGAGGCAAGGAAATAGCGATGATGTTGCTCCGCATTGCCAATATCCCCCAAAGTCAACTTGACGAGTTGTATTTGGACGAGGTTGGACTTACAGCCCGCGTGGCTCAACAGTTAAGTGTTGGCGAACTTGCCAAAAGATACGCCACCTACAAGCGAAAGCGTGGAGCGTATTCCCTGCAATGGGCCTACGACGAAGAAGAGAAGGCCGCTTTAGAGGAGAAGTACGAAAAGCGTTTCCAGAAACGGCTTCAAGAACGTCTGGAAGGCATGAGCGAGGACAAGCAAAAAGAAGCCTTTGAAGCGGCAGACGAGAACGGCGATGTTGTCTTGAAGAACATCGTTGGTAAAGAACTTGCCAAAACTATGGACGGCAAAGACACCTTTGGCAAGAAAGCCACAGCCCCTTGGCAGGAGGAATATCAGCGGGAGCGTAGCATATCAGATTTAGCTGAGGATATCCTGCTTCAAAAGGAGGCTGAAAAGGCCAAGGAATCAAATGACGAGCCACGCATGAAGCAGATTGCCAAAATGCACGAGGCTCTCAATGGCATACGCAAGCGCCTTGCACTTGATGTTGAAGACCGTGAGGGGAATATGGAAAAGTTGCGTTTGCACAGGCAGCGCTTCCTAAAGGCCTTGGATAGGCAGAAGGCTGGAGCCGTTGAAGTGTCAGCGGGGGATGAATAACAAATGGGAGACTGATGTTGTTCAGCCTCCCATTTTTTTTCATTCAGGAAAAGAATCCTAAGTGAAAGAACTTGATCAGTTTCTTTTTAAACGCCTTCAGTTTTTTCTTCCTGGCTTCCTTTTTCCTGTAAGCCTCTTTTTTTCGAATCGCCCTGCAATAAGCATAGTAGTTGTTTTGTTTGTGCTTGCGGTAGTCCGGCGAAAGCAATCCGATGCCGTTGGCATACGACGTGAAGTAGAACGACTCGGCAATCATGTCATTTACTGTGGCCTTTTGGCTGATGTAGTGCTTTTGTTTCAACCTACGGAAATCCTTTCTGTCAACGACAATAAGGTTTACGCCATTAGAGGGCAGTACATAATGACGCTGTCCTGTGTTTAGAAGAGCCTGTTCGGCTTTCTTTGCGGCTTCCCTCAATCGGAGGTAGTCTTTGAATTTGTGTAATGAAACCATAGTTTTTTTTTGTTTTTAATATTTTTTAATTGCTGTGATACAGCAATGTACTGGACGTTTTTATTATATAGTGGCAGCAGAAACCGTTGTTTTTCCTCTTCTGTGTGTCCTGACTCGCTTGACAATGGTAGGGATATCCATTTCGTTGTAGCACACCTGCATTCCGATGGCCCTTGTCATCAGTTTGTCGTCGTGATATCCCTCCATGGCCTCATAGCCTCCTTTCTCGTTTTCCACATAGGTGCTATATTCGTCAAGGCATCCCTCGTCCCGTTCCGTGTATAGCCTTTCGCGCAAGATACGTTTGAGGTTATGTATGATAACTTTCTTCGTCAATGTATTTGTGTGATATCCATACTTGCGTGGGACACCTTCTTTGATATCCTCTGCACTTTGTTTCCGTGCATACAGGTTGTCGTAAACCTCACGGATGATGTTCAAGATATATTCCGCTTCTCCTTTTGTGTTATTCGTTTCGAGAGTATTGGACTCAATGACCAGTTTGGCCTCATTGTAGTAGGCGGCAATCTGCGTTGCCTTCCATGCCAGCAGGTCCATGTCGATGTGCCCGTACCATTGTGCCACGAGTGACGGCGGTTCGCCATCCATCATATATGTCCTATTAAATACTGCAATTACGGCATAGTCGGCCTTTTCGGTGTGTCCTTTGCATACATCGACGACAACAAGATACTGGTCTGTGACATCCTCCTCGTCGTCTCGTTCCACGTCCTGCCACATCCACAGCCTGCCGTTTTCTTCTTTTTTGAATCTTAGATTTTCAAGTGCATTTTCTCCCGTGTCCTCTGCTCCGTATATCTCGCCAATCCATTTTGGCGGTCTGCATGTATTTCGGAAAGCCTCGATATCGGCCTGCGAGAATACTTTCTTTCCCGAGAAAGTGAAAGCCTCGATATCGTCAGAGGGATATTCGGAAGCCATGTCGGCGTGGCTGGTGTATTTTGTCCGCTCATGAACATACCAGTTGATGGCTTCGAGTGTAGCCCCTTGCTTCCAAAGCCACCAAAGATATGTGCCAGGTTCCTCTCTGTCCGAATCGGCATTTGGGTTATTTCGGTTACGGTAGATATTTATCGCAAAGTTCCTCTTTTCTTCCTCGCTGCTGAAGGGTAATGCATATTGTTCTATTTCGAACCATGCAATAAAGAGGGCTTCGAATTGTGATTTCAGCCGTTTCGCTGCGAGGTATTCCCGATGGAAGAAGTTTCCGACCCCGTTTGCCGTAGATTCATATACGACGAGCGTATATGGTTTATAGAGTACTCCAGAACATGCCGAGCGCACGATATCTTCCGGCGTTTTCTTTTCGGTAGCCTTCCATAGTCCCACTTCGGAAAGATGGACCAAGTTATAATCGCCGCCACGTGCTGAGTCAGGCCTTTCCGCGGTACCGATTTTGATTTTGCAGTTCCGTTGTGGCACGCGATGAATGCTTCCACTGTGTCCGACCCCGACATATTTAGGTTCTTTGGCATCGTAAGCTTCTCCCATGCGATGAAGCATTTCCACAGGATAAGCCTTAATCATTCGGTCAAACATGTCGTGTATTTCGTCGGAAGCCGTACCTTGATGTGCGACGATAAGCGAGTTGAGCCCGACGCGTTGTACAAGTTGTAGCCATGCCATATAGAGTTGAATGGCCGTAGAGCCTCCCCATTGCCGTGCCTTTAGCAAGACGAGCCTAATAGGTTTCCCTGCAATTCTCATCCTTTCGAGGCATGTGACAAGTCTTCTCTGCGCGCGGTTCAGCCGAAACAAAATATCCTCTCCCCCACCCTTTGCCTTGATGTAAATGAGCATGGCCGCCCAGAACGCGAAGTCGTATCGGATGCGCATCTTGACAAATGTCTTGATGACCTTCAGTTTTTCTTCTTGCGTATAAGATATACGCCCATCTGTCAACTGCTTGTGAAATTCCTTTATTGAGCCAGCTTTGACAAGCTGCTTAACAAGAGGAATGTTCATCATGACGTTTGGGATGTACTGCGTTTTGAACGGGAAATCGGAAATTTCGATTTTTGTGCGTTCGAGTATTGACCCTTCGCCAGTTATAGGGTTGAATTTCTTGTTGATTTCCGCATTGCGGTGGTCGTTTTCGAGCAGCATGGCATCAATGGCTTCAGCGGGTACGGACTGCATAGCGGTATCTGTCGCAGTGATACTGCGACATACAGGACCTTTCGTTTTGCTTTTTAATACCGCTGTAGCCATATTATTTGCTTATTATCGGTGTATTGAGAAATCCGACGAGCATGCCCGTTATGTAGGCATACAGATGAAGTATGTTGTTTGGCAGCGCCACTTCGCGATTTATGAGATTGCATAGGCTTGGGAACGTGAGTCCCATGAGCGCAAAAAAGACGACAAATGCATTATAGTACAGTTTGCGCTTAACTCTTGGCATGACAAGGCCCATGAGTGCATAACATATTGCAGACATTCCTACTGTAGGTGTACCAATGTTTGGCATTATCTCAGACAGCGTATCAACGGGAAATGAAGATGCGATAAGATATGCTGCTATTATTTGCCATGTATTGACATCATAGAAGAAGACGAGTGAAAGCAGGCACCAGCAGTTAAGTATGGCATGGAATATATTTGCATGCAGAAAGTGGTATGTTAGTCGTGGGATGAGTTGCGCACCATTGCATAACGCAAGCCTGTGCGGCGGAAATTCCGCCACACACTGAGTAGCAGCAATAACAAGGACGATAATAGTCAGTATAAGTGCCGTAGTTTTTGCTTGCGTGTTTCGTACCATTTTCTTTTGATTTTATATATGATGACCATGGCTGATTTGGGCGAGAGATAGAATTTTGGTGCAGGCTGGTTGACCACCATAAATACCAAATTTCGCAATTTTTCATTAGGGTTGTTTCTTTGAGCGATTTTAACGCGTCGTAAAATCTCCTGATACATCTCAACTTTATACTTGCTGAAGGCAGGATTCCTCCCTTTAAGCATGGCCGAAATAGCAATAAAGGCTCTTTCTTCTGATACCCAGAAACGCTTAGACGGCATGTTTGAAATTTTCTCATACAATTCGTCCATGCTACCCTGAGGGCATTCATTAAATGCTGTTCGGAACGCCCTCATCAAGTCTTCGTTGCGTTCACGCTCGTATTCAAAGGAGCTTCCATGGTATTTCATGGCAGCAAAGTTACTAAACAATTTAAACGGATAAAATGCAAAAGGCTTTGTAACACATTACATTTGTGCATCGAAAAGTAATTTTTAAACATTGGTAGTTATGGAAGGCAAAGAAAATGAGGATGTTAAAACGCGTCGCGAAATGGCTTTATCTCGTCTCCAGGAGAAATATCCCGATAAAGATTTTTCCGACGAAGAGGTCTTGTTTGGTCAAATTTACGACGATTACGACGATTACGACAATCAAATTAAGGGTTATAAGGAGCGCGAAGATGCCTTAGTCGATATGTTCTCGAAGGACGAGCGTAGTGCGCAGTTCCTCATGGATTGGAAGAATGGTGAGCATCCCATTACCGCTCTTATCCGTAGGCTTGGTATAGACGGACTTCGCGAATTGGCAGAGAACGAGGACAAGCGCGAAGAGTTTGGAAAAGCCAACGAAGAGTATCTTGCCAGACTTGCAAAGAGTAAGGAGTTAGATGCCGAGTGGGACAGGAACCTTTCCGAAAGTCTTGCCATGCTTGACAAAAAACAGGCTGATGAAGGTCTTTCCGACGAGCAGGTAAGTGCTGCAATGAATCTGCTTCTCACAATCGCCCATGATGCCATTGTCGGTAAGTTTACTTCCGAAAGTGTTGACATGGCTCTAAAGGCCATTAACCACGACGTGGATGTGACGGAGGCTGCAGAGGAAGCGGAAATCCGCGGTCGCAATGCAAAGATTGACGAGACGCTGAGGAAGAAGGGTGGCGACGGTACGGCAGCACTTGCAGGCAAGAATGGTAGTGCAGGTAGTCGCAAGGCTCCTTCCATGGGCGCTCTTGACCGCTATGGTGACGGCATACAGGATATCTGGGAGCGCGGTGCAGAGAAACGTACAAGGAATTAAGTAGGGTCGCTGTGGTACAGCGACATACGGAACAGAAAGAGCAGATTGTTTAACACTATTTATCAACAAAAAAAATGAAGAAGATGAAGAAGACTTCAAGTTGGTTGGCGGGCATATTGCTCACCTTCCTGGCACTCATCTTGGGTGCGCATTCAGGCGTTATGCTTGCAGAGGCTTCCAACCTTCCTGACGCAGGTGTTACCGAAGGCGGCGAGGGGGGTGGAAGTGACCCCAGCGGCATAGCCACAGAGACAGGTGGCCGTCGTGACGGCGATAGCGAGTTTTACACGAAAGACGTTGACAAGCGAATCACGAAGATTCGTCCTATGGCAACTCCCGTGGACCAGATATCTCGTTTTGCCAATGCACAGCCCAGCAAGAGTTTCGAGGTTAAGTATTACAGTGTGGGCACCCGTCCCATCAGTTGCACTACTACGGAAGCCGTTTCAGCTCAAAACAGCGGTGCAAGTATCACACTTCCTGTGGAAGATGCAAACATGTTTACTCTCGACGACACCATCCGCGTTGTCGGCGTGAAGGGTAAGTATAACTACAAGGGTGTGGCCTATGATGCAGATGATGAGAACACTCCCGACCTTGTGCTTTGCGTCTGTGGTCGTGACAACAGTACCTCTATGCCCGTTGTTTATGCCGTGAATGGTAATAAGGACGCAAACGACCAGACTATCTGGGTTCCTGCCATCCCCAGCGGTACTACACTTGTGCGTATGGGTAAGGCTTGTGGTGAGTTGGATGTGCAGACGGGTCGTTTCAACAACATTCCTACTGCAGAGATTCAGTATTGCCAGAACTTCATGATACAGATTGAGCAGTCTAAGTTCGATGAGATTGCGTCTAAGGAAGTTAACTGGACCTTCAGTGACATTGAGGAAGATGGCATATATGACATGAAGCTTGCCCAAGAGAACACTTATCTGTGGGGTGACAAGAATGTTATACACCATCCCTCCAAGGATGGTATGGCTACCTGGTTTACTGGTGGAATCTGGTATATGGCAGGCAAGGATATTGAGATTGGCCATTGGGACTCGGAGAAAGAAGCGGCTGTTGTCAGTGACGATGACCTTGTGGACATCAGCAAGGATATGTTCGTGGGTACTGGTATCGGCAATAAGCGCAAGGTGATGCTTTGCGGCAGTGATGTGCTGAGCACACTCTCCAAGATTAAGAGCGATAAGTTCCGCTTGAAGGACACTGTGGAAGTATGGAATCTGAAGTTTAAGAGTTGGGAGACCGACTTCGGCGAGATTCTGACGATTCACCACGAGCTGTTTGATGTAAACGGCATGAGTGGCTGCGCCTTTGCCCTTGACCCCGTATATCTGACCAAAAAGACTCATGTGAGCTGGGGACGCAGTCTTCTTGACTTGAAGAAGGCAGGTGTTCGCAACACCAATGCAGTGGTCATGCAGGAAGTTGCCTGTCTTTATCTGCGTTACGCCAAGGCACATGCCCGCATGCGCCTTGCACAAAAGCCTGAGGAAACCAGCAGCGATAACGAAGGCGGCAACGGATAAGTAGGCCTGGGGCGTATAGTCCTATAGCAAACGACAGCGAGGGGGCGGGTGAGAAATAGCCCGTCCCCTTTTTCCATTTCAAACATTAAAGACGAGAGAAAATGATTACAAAAAAGTATAAGGCTAAGTCACAAATCAGCCTGAATGTGGTTCTTGCCAATAGCCATTGTACGCGCGTTTCCTTCCAGCCCCTGACAAGCGGTGGAAGTGTGTTCAAGACTGATAACGCGAATATTCAGCATGCGCTGGAGCGCCATCCTAAGTTCGGTAAGTTGTTTAGGCTTGCTGGGGTTGAGAATGTCGTTGTGGTACAACAACAGACGGGAGAGCAACAGACAGGACGGCTGCAATCAGTGAAGGAAGCTGTTGTGACAGAAGATCAGGCTGAACAGACATCGATGGAACAGACTGAACAGACATCGATGGAACAGACTGAACAGGTGGTGATGGAACAGGCAGCGAGCGACGCTAATGCCCCTGTGGATGACGCAGAGCATTCTTTTGCTCCGTCGGATGAAGGTGTGAACGGCTCGCAGACGGTTCGAGTGACGTGTAACGACGATGCCAAGGACTATCTGGCCGATAAGTTTGGCGTGAGCCGTTCGAAGATGCGCACCCGTGTTCAGATTGACGGTGTGGCCAAGGAGCACGGCATTGAGTTCGTGTGGGAGTGACAGAGATGAAGGATAAGGGATTATAATAGTGAAAGGCTATGACGAGTTACGATGTTGGGACGCTAAAGCAGGAGATACTAATCGCTTTGGACATGAACATGACCAGTGATGCGTTGTCGGAGCTTGGTGATGTGGATACGTTGTCGCTTGACGAGATTGTCAAGAGCAAAATTGCGGATGCAGCCACCATTGTTTTGCGCGATGCTCCCCCTTATCTTCTTGACGAGGGTGATGAGATGGAACTGGAATTTTCTGTTGACGGCATAGTGAGTGATTGCGGTCGTGCCAAGTTGCCTGACGACTTTTTGCGCCTTGTTGCAATAAAGATGAACAGCTGGCGGCGCAGTCTGAATGTCGCCATTTCGGAGGATTCTCCCCTTTACGCCCAGCAGCGTAGTCGTTTTGCCGGGATTCGCGGCAGTAACGAGAAGCCAGTTGCGGCCATTGTTCACGGCAGCGACGGCATGTATGTGGAATGTTACCCCCATGGCGGTGGCGTTGCCTATGCTCGTTATATTCCTCGTCCTTTCATCGAAAGTTCGCAGTCCGGCGAAAGCATCTGGTTGTGCAGTAAGCTGGAGCGTGCCGTGGTGTACTACGCGGCCTATCTTGCTGCATCGGCCATACAGCATTCGGAACAGGCTTCTGCGCTGCTTGCCATTGCGCAGGAGGCAATGAAGTGACGGTAAGAAACAATCAAGGATTAAAGGTGGTGTAAAAATGGATAAGAGTAAAGTAAAAGAAATTCTATGCCAGGTTATGGCAATGAAGCATGTGAGTATGACGCAGCTGAAGACTGAGAATGTCTTGGACAGTCTCAGTGCTGCCGTGGCTTCTGCCTCAGATATAGAGCTGGAGGCAGCGTTAGAAGAGAAGGAGTCCGAAGTGACTGCGAGATTCGCAGAACAGGTGTTGCTTGCCAGTATCGTGAAGAAGCGTGGCGGCACGGTTGACACTGGGAGTACTATTACGGGCAGTGCTGCTGACTACGGCGAGGTGGTCACTTTGATATTGACTGGTGTGGATGTCTTTGCGGGCACTGACCTGTCTGGTTCGAGCGGAGGTCCGACGAATATTGTGATAACCAGTGTTGGCAGAAGTTTACCCAACCTTCCTTCCGGCTATTTTCAGTATTTGTACGGCGAGACTGGTTTCGGCATCTATGTCCCCGACGAGCTTGTGGATATCTTCAAGGTGACGCAGGGCTGGTCGGCTTACGCAGATTACATACATTCGTTGAGTGATTATTTGGAGAATACTTAAATCGGGGCGAGGGGCATTGGTACATGGTCCCTCGCTTCTCCCTAACACGATAAATATATGTCAAAGACGATATTGAATGTGACGCTGCACATGTCGGAGTTGATATACGACGTGCAGAACAAGACTTACCTGACAGGCCGTAGCCGCAAGGATGGCAATAATGTGGAGGCTGTTGCGAATATGCAGGCCGACGATGATGACGAGAACCTGAACCAGGTGCTTCGTTGTATCGGCGATTCCTATTCGGACTTGAAGTCACGCATGAGTGAGTATTTGACGGATAGCGGCACGAGTGTGAGCAATGAGCAGCTTTCGTCGAGTTCGGACCTTACGCTTTCGCTTCTTCTCCCGTCGAACTACAATTTTGCTGCCAAGAACGCTGTTTCGTCCTCGATGCACCAGTATATTGTAAACAATGCGGTGGCAAAGTGGTTTAACATCACGAACAAGTCCGACGCTGCGGAGTATGCTGCATTTGCCGCGAGTAATCTTTCTACGTTGGATGCTGCGTTGAACAAGCGTGTGCGTCAGGTTCGTTCGAATCCTATGCCGCTTACTCCCGAGTTGATTGAGTTTCTTTGGGATTTGTACAACAATGGTGTTACCGCCGATATGATTGCGGACTTGGCGGTGACTTCCGATAAGATAGACACTTTGGCTATTGGAACTGCAAAGATTGCGGTAAAAGCCGTAACGACGTCTCGTATTGACGATAACGCAGTTACGAATGGAAAGTTGGCTGATAGCTCAGTAACAAACGCGAAGATTGCCGACGGCACAATCGCCGAGGGGAAATTAAATTCCGCGTTTACTGAGAAACTTTACATTACCGAATCTGGCGAAGAAGGCGAAGAGCAGACGACAGGAACCACGCAATTAGCGACAACAACTATTGATGGGGTTACGTATTCACTCTCTGGCGGTACAACAGAGGTAGAAATTACGAGAGGTATGTCTATAACAGTCACAAGGACTGGTGACAACTCAAACTTCTCTTCGTTCTATCAGTCGAGTCCTGCTCATCCTATATGTTTATTGGAAAGAAACCCAAACGACAACACATACACGGTTGCAAAGGAATGGGACTACATGGAAACAAAGTCCTTTACAAACGATGTGCCAGCAAGTAGGTTTTTCTCAATAGCCGTAAAGAACGACAATACTACAAGTAAGTTCTCGTCAAAGGATGGCTTCAAGTACAAGGTAAAGCAAGCCGATGTGACACAAAGTTTGAAGACCTACATCATCGCCCTTGAAGCCCGCGTCAAAGCCCTTGAGGATGCGCAAGGGGAATAGTATTGTGTAGCACGGAAGAATAGTAAAGTTTGTGCGCAATCTTAATGGTAGTGATAAGCAGGAGAAAGTAATATGGTACGAATAACATTATCTGTTTCTCAGGACGACGTGTTTGAGAAGGTGTCTTTGACGAGTGAATATGCTGGCTCGAAGATGCAGGGTGACGAGGGGTCTTACCTTCGTGTGTCTGCGGTTGATTCTGACAGGGAATTGCTGGTGCGTTTTTGGGATGAGAGTTGCAGTACTGCGACATCTGTATTTCAGCCATTCCTATCGTCGGTTGACAAGAATGCGACATCTTACGGTGTTACGTTGTCGCTGTCGTCGTCGTGGGAGGGTTTGCTCAGGGATAGCATGCAGAAGTCGTTGTTTGACTTTTTCGTGTCTTCGATTACGGCGAAGTGGTACAAGATAGTGAACCGCTCCGACGTGGAGAGCATGGGCGGCGATGCCATGTCGCAGCTTGAAAACCTAAAGAGCATGCTTTACCACAAGAAGAAGCCCGTAAGGAGAGCGATACATAATTCATAAGCGAAATGATAGTATTGTGTAGCACGGAAGAATAGTATATAACATGAAGAAGGTTAGACTTGGCAATGACATCAAGATAGTGTGGTCAGTCACGGGGGCGCAGTGGGTGTCGGCAGACGGCCTCAGTGCGTCCCTCTATGACCGTAACGACAGGCAAGTGCCCTTCGATGCAACCATCACCGTGGACGAAACCACGGGCGGCGGCACCATCGAAGGCACCTTCTACGGCAAGGACCAGGAGTACACCGGCACATACCGACTGCTCCTGCAGATGAACAAAGGCAAGGCAGACATGCTCACGCTCGACCACATAGAGGTGTTTCAGCTGGTCGATGTGTGCAGTTTCGGCATCGTGGAGGGATTGGACTCCGACAACCTCACCACCGCCACGGTGGAGGTCAGCGACGCGGTCAGCACCATCATTGGCAACACGGACTTATCGAGTTTCGTCACTCGTGCAGAGTTCGAAACCGCATTGGCGGGGAAGCAGGGCACACTCACATGGGACGATGCGCCCACCAAGGATAGCGACAACGCCATAAGCAGCGGTGTGGTGTTTGAGGCTTTGAGTGCCATCAAGCCCCTTGTCGTGTGGAATGTCGGCACTTTGTCAACGCCAAGTTTTACAGGGCGTACATGGGCAGACCTTCAGTCGCTCGTCATCGGCGAGGGTACGACACTTCTTCTCCGTTCCGACGCAAACGGAAACGAGTACTACTTCCGACTCATTGGGCGCGTGACACAAGGCACCGCTCTCCTTGAGGCAACCTTCGCCACGCACAAGGCTGACAGCACATTCATCGTGTATAACCTCACCAACCGTAATGGCGCAATCCAATGCTCGGTAACTACAATAACCAATAGCAGCTACACCAAGACTCAGGTAGATACCTTGTTGCTTGACAAGATGGATAATGTTGGCATCGACTCCGCACCGACTTCGGGCAGTCTGCACCTCGTTACATCAGGGGGAATATATGCGGCATTGCAAAATGTGCAGCCGCAGATTACAATAGACCCGACCCCGACAATGGCAAGTCCAAACCCCGTTAGTAGCGGTGGCGTGTACGCGGCATTGCAAGGTGTTGGTGGTGGAAACATGCAGATAGTCACGGAAGGTTCAGCCACAACAATCTCGCCCATCGCGGACAAATACTATGTGCTGACATACGATGTGGAAACACTTACCGTGAACCTCCCAAACCTTGCGGCAGAGTCTTCCATCAAAGGGTTTGTTCTATTCTTCCATGTAGGCACATACCAATCTATTACTATCAACCCGGCAGCGTCAGGGCAGAATGTGTATTACTATGATGGTTTTGAGTTTGCCGATGACACAACCTATGAGATGAACTTCGTCTGGAACGGTGCCGGTTGGATTGTTGCCTATGGCATTGTAAGTGGTTATGCTAATAGTTAAAGCTATGGTAAAGAGATATAAGAACGAAGCGGAGAATAAGTATTACACAATGGGTGACTGTTTCACTCGCAGACTGCCCAATGGTGGTGTCAGTTGGTGTAAACCCTCGGAGGAGGAATTGGCAGAATGTGGATATGTAGAAGTTGTAGAACCTGTTGTAGAGCCTGTTGCAATCCCCATTGAGCAGCAGTACAAGGATTTGGTTATAAGCAAGATTAGGTTGCAATACTCTACA